GCTTTCCCAGAGGCGCGTAATAGCGTCAAGCTATACCATCGTATCGTTTGGATTAAGAAGAATGGCAAGGTGAAAGTACTTGCTAAGTTTAAGCCACTGAGGGATGCATGATGTATTGGGTAGTGACAAGAGATAGTCACAACAGAACCAGTCGGCTACATAGTTAAAAAGATTCACTAGAGTCCGATCTCTATAACTCGGTAATTAAGAATCGAGAGTACCGAAAGGGCTCTCATAGTTGCGTACCGAACGGGCGCAAAGGAGAAAAAAATGACAAAGCAAATGAATATTAGTGACTTTCACAAGTTCTTTCTGGGCTTCGATACTATGACCCCAGACTTCTTTTCAAACGCCCCTATGACAGGGTATCCTCGATACAATGTACTCAAGTGTGGATCCGACGGCTATCGTGTAGAAGTCGCTGTTCCAGGCTGGGACAAAGAAGATATTGAGATTACGTTTGATAAGAATGAACTTCGTATTGAAGGCACTGCAAAGCAAGAAGCAGATGAAGATGAAGAATTCGTCTATAAAGGTTTGAGTGGTAAGACATTTACTCGGGTGTTCAAAGTAGGAACGAACATAAAGTTACAGGAAGCATATATGAAGAACGGTCTTCTATGTGTGTCGCTTTATCAAGAAATTCCAGAAGAGCAGAAAGCACAGGTGGTAACAATTAATGACGCCTAAACCTCGACTATTTCGACGCTTAAACACTTATGGTATATATGTACTGAGTCTATGGACAATTAGCACAATGCTTTTGTGTGTGTCGTCCTTATCTTGACTAATTCCTGCCTGGGCTATGTCTCAGGCAGCTTTTGAGAATACAATGCCCTATTTAATTATTTTAATACTTGTAGGTTCCATGGGAAGCGGAGCACTATGGTATTATAAAGATACACAAAGCACAATAGCAACACTGCGAGATAACAATAGTAAGCTCGTTATAGCAGCAGAAACAAACCAAGATACTATCGAGTCTCTAGAACGAGACTTTCAATTAGCCCAAGAAAACATGCTTGCTCTTCAAGAACGTGCAAAAGAAGCAGAAGCATACCAAGATGAGCTATCCGCAAAGCTTCGACGGCATGACCTAACAGTACTAACTATGCAGAAGCCAGGTCTCATAGAGAAGAGAGTAAACAATGCTACAGCAAAAATTTTCACACAATTGGAAGAAGATAGCGGTAACAAGCCTGATACTCAGTAGTTTTATTGGTTGTGCAACACCCGAGCCTATTGTAGTTACTAAAACAAATTATGTAGTAAAAAAGATCCAACTACAGGCTCAGCCCAAACCTTTAAACCTGCACCGTGTAAAATTCTATGCAGTAACTCCCGAGAATATGGAAGAGTTCCTGCAAAAGTTTGAAGAAGAATCGGGCGGGGTTCCAGTATTCTTTGCACTTAGTATTCCTGACTATGAAAATATGTCATTGAATGTCGCAGAGCTACGTAGGTATATAAACCAGCAAAAAGCTCTTGTAATCTACTATGAAGATAGTATCACTCAAATGATCGAGCAGACTCCTGAGAATACCGAGGAGACAGTAACGCCAGAACCTGGGAGGTTGGATAAATTATGGAACTTTGGAAAAAACCCGTAGCAATAGATATGAGATTCGGATTCGAAGTCACAATGTACTTTAGCGTGAGGTAGCTATGCCACTCGAACCACTATTTTGGTGGATGTCTCCCTATAGAGACTCTACTTATCAATGGCGCTTTGGCTACGAAAGAGTAAGACTAGTAGTATTGCCAGAAGAAGAAAAGCGCAAGTATCTGGAGAAACAGAATGAATCAAGAAAAGTTGTACGAAGAAATTAAAGCAGACGAAGGTGAAGTCTTAGAAATCTACAAAGACCACCTGGGCTACGAGACTTTCGGAATCGGCCATCTAGTAACTAAAACAGACCCAGAACATGGTAAGCCAGTAGGAACCCCTGTAAGTTCTGACCGAGTTCGTGAAGTATTTAAGAATGATATTGCTACTTCAATCTACTACTGCGAAGCACAGTTTAATCAATGGCATTCCTGGCCTGAAGAAGTGCAGCTAATTGTGGTCAACATGATGTTTAATATGGGGCCCACACGTATGGCAAAGTTCAAGAATATGCAGACCCAGCTCTCCATAGGAGATTGGAAGGAAGCAGCCGTAGAGGGTCGAGACTCTCTTTGGTACAAGCAAGTTACAAATCGAGCTGAAAGGCTTATGTCCAGACTAGAGAATGTATAACTAAGGAATAATAATGAAAGTAGCTTTAATTAGCCACAGCCAAGCACCCTATGATGATAGTTTACATAAAGCATCACCGTTAGACCTCGTAGCATACTGTGCGCGAGTGTCTAACCCCTCCAATCAAAATAATACAGAAACCAATGAAAAGCTTGTAAAGTACCTAATTAAGCACAAGCATTGGTCTCCTCTCGAAATGGTTTCAGTATGTCTAGAAATTGAAACTACTAGAGACATTGCTCGACAAATACTTCGACACCGTTCTTTCTCCTTCCAGGAATTTAGTCAGCGCTATGCAGACATTCGTGAGCAGGGAGATGATTGGATTCTGCGAGAAGCACGAATGCAGGATACTACTAATCGACAGAATAGTATACCTTGTGAGAATGACTATATCAAGGAAAGGTGGGAAGAAGAACAGTTAAAAGTAATAAAACAAGCAGATACAGCTTATAAGTGGGCACTCTACAACGGTATTGCTAAAGAGCAGGCACGAGCAGTGCTACCAGAAGGGCTGACTAGAAGCCGTATGTATGTAAATGGTACTCTACGTAGTTGGGTTCATTATATTGAACTGCGCAGAGAGAATGGTACTCAACAAGAACACATGGATATAGCTGTTGCTTGCGCTGAAGTGATAGCACGAATTTTCCCACTGGATACATTATGCCCCTAGAATATATGGTTACATATAAAAGGCGAGGACACAATACTTATACAAAGTTCAAAGAGTATGCAAAAGCAGTGTCCTTTGCCCAGCACGCTACCACGAAGTATGATACTCAGGTAGAAGTACGAAACTATAAGACAGATGAGCTTATTTTTACTGCAAATCCTGAAATAGATCTTGACAGTGAGCTTCGTATTTAGTATAATATATAAAATTTCGGAGTAACCATGAATTTATTTTACTTAGACGAAGATTTAGACAAGTGTGCAGAAGCGCACGTAGACAAACACGTAAACAAGATGATACTCGAAGCAGCACAGCTATTGTGCACTGCTATCTGGGTAGACACACTTCTCGGCTTTGTACCTCGCGCTCTTGAGAAAGACGAGGCTGCAGTGCTGAACGAGTACAAAAAGGTAGAGAAACCTCTCACGCCTGAGGAACGACAACTTACACCCTATCTCGGCATGATGTATAATCATCCTTGCACGATATGGACACGATCATCGTTAGACAACTATGAGTGGACTTGGTGCTATGCACACGCTCTAGCAGAGGAGTTTAGATATAGGTATGGAAAGGAACACAAATCCTTTTGGCAAGTCATCAACAAATTACCAGAACCAGTCAACATTAAACGAGTTGGTTTTACCACGTTTGGACTTGCGATGCCTGAAATACTCAAAGACTATGACAATCCTATACAGTCTTACCGTGACTATTATCATCTTGATAAGGCAACCTTCGCCAGTTGGAGCCATAGACCCACCCCCGATTGGTGGGATGAGTCTCTCGCTGACTACGAACAGAGGATCACAGCGAAATGAGCGTTGAAGTATGTGTTAAATGCGGAGAATATATGTCCGGAGATGGGTACACTATACCACTTCACTGCCCTAATGCATGGGAAGTAGACTGGTGGTACAGCGAACCAGACAGCGGGCCTTGGTATTGTAACTATGAGGACGATGAAGATGAATAATCTTGAGATAGCTGTTACTACAATCGTAGTTCTAGTGTTTATAGGAGTGCTGACTTGGGTTTACTCAGAGGACGCTTGAAGAAAGGGTGGAGAATCTGGGCAAAAAGCTTAGGTGAGAAAGTAGGTGAAACAGACAAGCAAGCAGACAGTATAGCTATTATTCGTACCATCTGGTGGCTTACTCACATGGCCACCTGCATCTTTATTATACTCAACGCCATAGCAAATCATGGATGGAATTTATTTAACTTATGAAACCCTTAGAAATTTTTGACTATAAAAGAGGTTGGATGCCAGGCTATGAAGTAGTTGTGCACTCTGACCTGAGAGATCATGCAAAAGACTGGTGTAAGACCAGACTAGAAAAGCACCAGTATGCTATAAAGACTTGGACACATATATACGCATTCACTTATTGTTTTGAACGAAAAGAAATCGCAGATATGTTTACAAGTGAGTTTAAAGATTGGGTAAATAAAGGAATAGACTAATGAAAGGTGTAAAGTACGACGGCCAAAAGCCGGATATGTACCTCTTGCCACCCCTAGCCACGCTAGAAGTGGGCAAAGTATTAACTTACGGAGCTAATAAGTATTCTCCTGATAATTGGAGAAAGCTCGAAGGACTACAAGAACGCTACTCTAGTGCGGCAATGAGGCATCTTCTCGCACACATGAGCGGAGAAGCAAACGATGAGGAAACAGACATGTCGCATTTAGCACATGCAATCTGTTGTTTACTATTTAAATTGGAGGATGAATTACTTGGCCAGAGTGAAGAAAAAAGACTACGAGAATCTGTCAGCATCGAATATACAGAAAGTGATAACCCTACTGAATCCCCCAGCAGAGAATGGGGTAAAGCCGATAACGAAAAAGGAAGCGTGCGGGATTCTGAATATTTCGTACAATACGGCGAGACTGTCTAGTATTATAGACGACTATGAGGAGAGAGTATCTTATGTACAATTACGAAAATCTCAGAACCGAGGTAAGGCAGCCAGCGAAATGGAAATCTCAGAAGTCATTCGAGATTACTTATCAGGGGATCCAATTGCAACTATCGCCAAATCTCTCTACCGCTCCCCCGGCTTCGTCAAAGCAGTTGTGGAAAAAGTCGGAATCCCTAGTCGAGGAGTATCTAAAGAAGAAAGGCTTTCCATAGGATACCTCCCAGAAGAGTGCGTATCTCTAGAGTTTAGTCCTGGAGAGATAGTATGGTCGGCGAGGCATCATGCCCCTGCAGAGATACAAACGGAAATTTCTGTCGAATACCAGAACAGCCATGTAGGTCTGGGTAATTGCAACTATGAAGATAAGTACGGAGCCAAGTGCTATTCTATATGGGTGAGAGAAGAGATCGACACAGATAAAGACTTCTGGATTGCAGGAATCGAGACAGGTGGGTACAGTGCCTTTTCTCTGGCATACGACCTCGGGTCTCTAAGACATTTAGAAAAATACGGAGTTGATTTCTCACGTTTATAAAAATAGTTCTTGACATTTTCCTTTGATTGGTAGTATAATATATTTTCAAAATTGAGGAAAGAAATGTCTGACCGATTTTACCAACAACAACTTAATCGTCTGGGTGTTTGCCCAGGTTCAATCAATAAAAAGAGGAAACGAAGAATGGCATGGACAGATGAATCCAAAGCTCAAGCAGTTGCAATGTATGAAGAGCAAAGCCCAACCCCCGAAACCAGCATGGAGATTGTAAAAGCAATCGCAGAAGAACTAGATGAATCTCCTAATGGTGTTCGTATGATTCTTACCAAAGCTGGCGTATATGTCAAGAAGACCCCTGCAGCCGGAGGCACAACTAAAGCGGCTGGCAGTACCGGAGGTACACGAGTATCTAAAGCAGATGCTCAAGAAGCCCTCATCGCAGCACTTTCTGACGCTGGACAAAGCGTAGATGAAGATGTTATTTCAAAGCTGACTGGTAAAGCAGCTCAATACTTTACTGGAGTTATTGCCGCAATCGGTTCATAACTTATTAGTTTTTTACTGAAACCACTCTCTTAACGGAGAGTGGTTTTCTGCTGTCTGAATAAATAACCTTAGAGTTCGGCAATGTAAAAAATTTTACTGACCTGCTACCTAAGGAGTAGATGTGTGAAAAAAGAAGAATTAGCAGATATTGTAAATCAGTATGGAGATGCAATCATTACTTATCGGAGTGAGAACTCTAATAAGCTAAAGTATAATGTATGCACTCTAGACTTCAGTACCCCCTATATAGTTGGCAAGAAAAATAGAGCAAAAGAATCATCGGACACTCTTCTGATGTTCTGCTGGGATACAGACTCTTATCGACTATTGAAACCTGGCAATGTAACTAGTGTTGTCCCTCTCTCTTCCGTCCTACGGAACGAGGATTAATTATGCTATTACATGAAGCTCCAGAAATGTATGAGAAAGTTGTTCATTATGATGAAGCCAAGGAAGTACAGGTACGGCTTACCGTAAGTGCTTTTAGAGGCGTGGAGTATTTGCACCTTCGTAAATACTACCTTGATTTTAATGAAGAGTGGAAGCCTACACCGGAAGGTATAGCTATGCCACTTGACCTCTCAAACTCCAAGGAACTCTTCGTAGGGTTAACGGAAATACTTTCTCTAGCAGAAAGTAAAGAAATTATAGAAGAGCACTTCCAGGACTTGATCAATAACCTATACTTAAAATAGTTCTTGACTTTTCCCTAAACTTTTAGTATAATATCTTTTCAAATTTGGGAGATATTATGCAAGATTTTCTTGAAAAGGTGAGTGTCGCTTACTACTCTGGCTATCCGATGATTTCAGATGCAGAGTTTGACGCACTTGCTAAGAAGTATAATTTTGAGTCTGTAGGTCATCAGGTAACTGATGGTGTACCGCATCTTTATAAGATGTACTCCCTACAAAAGTTTTTTGATATTTCCGAAGCACCACTTGGCCTAGACCAGTACATTGTTACTCCTAAGCTCGATGGTGCAGCAGTCTCTTTACTTTATGTAAATGGACACCTCGCACTCGGACTAACGAGAGGGGACGGTAATCTTGGCCGAGAGATTACCGACAAGCTATCTACACTAGTACCTACTCAGGTCTCTTTCAAAGGAGAAGTGTTTATTACTGGAGAGATAGTTTGCCCCTCTACCGTTACAAATGCAAGAAACGTCGCAGCGGGGTCACTAAATCTAAAGGATCTGGAAGAGA